TCGACCACCTTCGTGAAGGTGGACGGGTCATACACAGACAGTTGCGTCGCAGTCGGCGTCTGGCCATCCTCGTTGTTCTCGAGGAAGTTGATCTTGGAGATGTAGGCGTCCCACATCTTGCGGGCCTTGCCGTTGGAGTCCGTGAAGTCCTCCGCAGAGGCCCCTAGGATCAGCAGGCGCGGCACCGAGTAGAGCTCGGACGACGCCTCCAGCCCCATGAGTCGACGGCACGCCGAGTCGATCAGCGACATGAGCGCCGGCGTGATCTCGGCCGACCCATCTCGGTTGTCCGTCCGCGGCCGGTTCGCCATCCGCACCGCCGTCACGTACCCGAAGTTGTGGGCGTCGACGTCGACGACCTCCCACTCCTTGCGCTCGTTCTGCGCAATATGGATGGTGCGATTCGGAAGCATCAGCGCGGCACGGTCCTGCTCGTCCTGCGTATATGTCTGCAGCAGAGCCTTGAGGCTGCGGCCCGACACGTCCCACTGCGCGGCCACGTTCAGCGGGGACTCCACCGTGATGCGCGGAACTTCAAGGTCACGGTCGGTGCCGAGCAGCCACCACGCGCGGCCCATCGCCAGTGCGTCCGTGTAGGCCAGCGACTCCTCGGCGTCGAGCCCGTTCAGCGCCCACACGTTGCCGAGGGTGTCGTCCGCCTGCGTCGAGCCGGGGAGTCGGGATCCCTGCACCGACAGCCCGTCCACATAAGGGTCGACAGCCGTCGCCGCCCACCCGACGAGGGTGCGCAGCTTCGCGGCGAGCTCCTTCGAGATGGCGATCTCGAGGTTGTCGATCCGCTGCGAGAACATGTAGTACGAGTTCGTCGTCTCCATGACCTGGCGGCCCGTCTGGGCGCGCGACTGCAGGTAACCGATGAGCCGCTGCTCATCCTCGGTCAGCGACAGCGACGGCAGTGTGGGGATGCTCGTGGGGGTGAACCGTGGCGGCGTCCACATCGGGTACTGCCCCGAGATGCCGAACGAGAGTTCCGACACGCGCGCCCACCTCCGTTCGTGGTCCTATTCGGCGAGGATGGTCCACCGGCCAGTGCCCGGCTTCCCCTTCTTCTGTTGGCTGTTGAGGTAGATCCGGCGCAACATGCGGGCACCGATGAGGCACACGGCGAGGTCGATCTTGTGGCGCGATTCGCGGTTGTCCTTGCGGATTCCCACGCCGTACTTGCCGGGGGCACGCTTGGCATTCCGCAGATGCTCGGACAGCCACGACGACCGCTTGAACCGCACGGGGCGGTCCTCGGGAGCCAGTCGGGCCTGCCCTTCGAGCTCGCCCAGCGTCTGGTCGCACGCCTCGACGAACGTCTTCTGGTTGACCTCGAGCGCCATGTCGAACGCGACCGCGTGGGCGCGGTTGCCGGTCTTGACGGGGTGGCACTTGAACCGCTTTCCATAGCGGCGCGACCACTCGTCCACGAGGGGCCACCAGAAACGGTTGTCACCCTCGGCGTCGTCATCCTTCGCATGCGAGGGGTCGAAGTAGAACGCGACCACGCGGAACTTCGCCACAGCCTCGATGACGGCGTGGTCCACCGCGTCTCGGTCGACGATCTGGCCCTTCTTCGGCTGCTGGACGTGCAGCACCTGGGCAAGCCCGTCCGAGATCCGTATGCCGATGAGCCCGGTCGCGTCGTCAGACTTGGAGCCGTCACCGAATATGACGATCGTGTCGCCATCCTCAAGGCCCTCGTCGACCTCGCCCGCCCGAATGTCGTTCGGGTCGGCCCATGCATCCTCGGCGGCAGTGATCTGGTTGTACCACTTGCGCCGCGACTCGCTCGCCGGATTGGCAGGGTTCTTGATCGAGTTCAGGATGCGAGTCATGCGCGACCACTTCGAGTCGCCTCGAATCGCCTCGACTACACCCGGTGCGGCTTCCACCGACAGTGGAGCCTCGGGTGGCGCCTCGAGCGAGTCGTACAGCAGCCCGAAGTCCATGGCCTTCGGCGGCTGACAATCCAAGCACTCCGGCCACTCGTCGTGCGCGCACCCGTCGTGAGCCTCGCAGTGGTCGCCGATCGTGTTGTCGTACGCCTCACGCGCGACCTGACCCACCGAGCCCTCGCCGGGGCGGTATGCGTTGCATACGTCGAGTTGGCGCGCGAGCCCGTCCGACGACTTGGCTAGGTTGCCCTCAATGGCGCCCGCGAGGTCGTGGCCGCCATTCGAGTCGTTCCAGTTTTGCGTCTCGTTGCGAACCACCCAAGTCGGCCGTGGCCCCTCGATTGCGTTCGTCGAGTTGGTCATGGCCTCGATGTGGGCAGTGTCTCCGCGCGCCCACACGTCGAGCTTGCCCGTCTGAATCCCGTACTTGCGCTTCGTTTCGGGGGGCAGCAGCGCCGGAAACAGCGTCATCGTGTTGCGTTTGATCTGATCCTGCGAGACGCCGACGATCTGCACGTATGGGCTGGGGATCTGCTGGCCGACCGGGACATCGCCGTCCCAGCGCGAGAACATGGCATCCTCGGAGCAAACGTGGGTCGCGGAGTAGGCGACCGCAAACGGGTCCTTGCCCCACCCCTTGAGGCGCTGCAGTACCGCAGTCGGGTACAGCCATTCCCCGTTCTCGTCGAGCGCGTCCATCCACAGCAGGAAGCGCGCCTGCTCGAGCGTGTACGTCCACGGGCCACCCTTCGGCGCCTGCAGGTTCAGCCCGGCCCACGCGAGGTTGCGCCATCCCAGCGTCGCTGCGGGAAGCACCCACCCGTTGTCGTACTGCCACGTCGGGCCGATCTTCACCGGCTCCCACGCCAGGTCAGTCGGCGGGGCCGCGTGCTCTAGCTGGTCCTCGTACCACGCGATGATCTCGCGGTACTCGGCGTCCTTCGGGCGGACCTGAGAGGCGGCACCGAGCCTACGCGCCACGTCCCACCATCAGGCGGTCCTTCGACCAGCCCTGTGCGCGCAGGTCTAGGTGGATCAGCGCCTTGTCGGGCGACCCGAACTCGGCATCAACGACCGGCCCACACCAGCATCCTTCGTCAAGGACATGCGCGCGCTCGTCGGACCAGGTCATGGGGAGGGAGTGTGTCTCCATCACGCACCCCGACCACGGCCGGTGGCCCACTTGGAGTTCGCCGCCTCACGCTGCTGGTTCACCGGAGCCTCAGACTCGTCATCCGGCAACTTCAACCCGGCCAGTAGAGACGCCAGCGACGTCCGCTGCGTACGAATCTCGCCGATCAGCGGGTGGATGACCTCTTGCTTCATCGAACCCACCGACACCATCGGAAACCCGAGCTCGCGCCATGCGTCCTCGAGCATCGAGATCACGTCAGCCGTCTTGCACGCCTGCTCCAGACGGCTCACCTCATCCGAGCGGAGCACGTACTTGGACGCAATGGACTCCCAGAGAGCCTTGCCGGCCTGCTGGAGAGCCTTCGGGGGCTTGACGGTGGACATGACGCCTCCTGGGCGCTTGGGGCCGCTACCTGAGCGGTTGGGGTGGTGCCAAAAAACGGGAGCGAGACGCACGCAGACTGGCGATTGCTAACTGCATCGCGCAGCCCCCTTGGGTGGGGTGGGGGAGGTCCCCCCTGGGCCTGTGGAGCGCCTCAGCTCAGCGAACCTGGATGCTGCTCACGTGGTCTGCGTGCCTGCTGCTTACGTCTTGCGTGACCTCGTGCCCTGCCTCGCGCAGCCTCGGCCTTGGTCTTGTCTCCATGACATTCGCGTTCACAGATGGGACACGGGTCGCCGTGTGCTGGTGCAAGGTTGGACTCGTCGTGGACGCTGAGTGTTGGGTTGGCCCACTCCGCCCAGGGGATGCGGTGGTCTACCTCGGTGGCGCCAGGGTGGCCGCAGATCCAACACACGCCCCCGTGCGCGGCGAGTACCCGGTCACGCTTCTTGGGGTGGATGTAGTCGGCCGGTGTTCGGCGTCCTTGCCACCCTGCCATTCGTGGCCTCCGGGGTTGACGCTCGGCGTAGCCTGCGATTCATGGGGAGTGCTGCGCCTGCGGGCTGGTATTCGGTGCCGGGGGGGATTCGCTGGTGGGACGGGGAGCAGTGGACGCCACACTTCCGGCAGCCGCCGCCCCCTATCAACCACGTCCTGCACCTTCTGTTGACGGTGCTGACGTTCGGGGTGTGGGGGTTCGTGTGGGCGTTGCTGGCGGTACAGCGGGCGTCGGAAGTGAAGGCGATGCGCCTGCCGCCTCGCTAGTCACTCCCGCAGTTGTCGCACGTCACGTCGGCCTGCTCTTGTGTGAGCGCGAACTGGTACATGCCAAGCCGGTCCCACGCGGTCGAGGTGTCGTCGGCCATGAGCCACAGGTAGCGGCTGCCGTCTGAGTCGATGCCTTCGATGGCTGCGACCCAGCGGACGATCATGTCGCCGTTGTTGGCGATGGCTGAGGCGATGGCGTCGTTGACCTGCTCGCGGGTGTCGCTCACGCGGTCAACGCCTCCGACTCCAGCGGGTGAAATCCTTGCGCCTGCAGTGCGGCGGCGGCCCGGTCACTGTGATGAGAGCAGAAGGTCAGCGGCCAGATCATGCCGTCGAACTCCTTGGTCCAGATCTCGCGCGAGCGTGCCCGGCAGTCGCGGGCGTCGCACTCGATGTAGACCTCGAGGTCAGCCATCGCCCTGCACCCGACGTCGTTCCTCAACGCGCTTGATGAGTGCGAGCAACTCGGGCGCCGGCTGGGCGTCGTCGTCGAGCCACGCGTTGATCCTGCGGAAGTCCTCGCGGCTGAGGATGATGCGACGGTCGAGGTCAGCCATGCTCGGGACTCCCCTTCATCACGTCCCACTCGGCGGCCCGCTGCTCGGTGATGAGCTGGTGCTCAAGCTCGTCGGCGTGGGCGTCCCAGGCTTGTCCGGCCGCGGGGTCACTGTTGCGGCGTGCGAGGTTGGCGGTCATGCGCGCGTCGAGGATGTCCTGCTGCGTAACGGACATGGCCGCTCCTGCCGTGGGAGCCGTGGGGCTCGCTTCGTGGAGGTACAGATCGGGGGTGTTGCAGGTTCGCAACATTGGGCGCAATGGGAGCGGATGTTGCATGACGGCAACAGGGGTGCCGACCGGGGCGGCTCACACCTGCCCCGGTCGCGCTATTCAGTTGTGCGCCCCGCGGGTGGATCACTCCACGGCGCCGAGGACTTTGCCCAATCCGGAGCGGTTTCGACGTGGGCTTATCCGCCGCTGCCTCCGGTATGCATCCCTCGGGCAGGTACTTGGGTACCCCGTCTCGCGCCCACTGTCGGCTCGTGGCCCTCAAGGTCGCGCGACGCGGGCGGGGTAGTCAGTGGTCTCGCTCGGCCATGTATTCGGCGAGCGTCTTGGCGGTCGGCTCTGGAACCCGCCCGCACAGGCCGCATTTGCCAACGCCTAGCACGGCGGGCAGGACCACGGGCCAGTCGCGGCAGCAGCGCCAGACGGCGATGGCGAGGTCGTCCATCAGACGCCCCTGACCAGCGACATCCGAGTCGGCTCGATGCTCAGCCGCGAGTAGCCGCCACAGTTGGTGCACTTGCGCATGGAATAAGTCAAAACATTGGCGACGTAGCGGCGCTCAACGTCGCTCGT